GCTAAAATAGTATCGTTTAAATTTTCCCATTCTACTACTGAATTATTTACTGACCCTGTTCTTGGATTTGCCGTCCCTGTTATTAGATGATAAGGCTCAAAAGATGTAGAGCCTGTAACATTAACTGTCACTGCAGGACTACTATCATCTGTATACGCTATATTCCAATATAGTGTAGTAACTATCTTTTTTGTAATATTATTTCGAGTATACTCTCCATACTCATAACTTGTTGGTGAAAATACTTTATTTGCTATTGCCATTAACTTACTCCAAATTTTATAAATCTTGCTTCAACTGTGCAAGTGTCTGTTCCACTATCTCCTTGTGCCCTCATAAATAAGTTTACATCATCTGTTCCTGTGTATGTAAACATGAAAGGCATATTTGCACTTTGGTGACCTGAATATAATCTATTTTGACTATCAACTCCTCCGCCTTCTCCTGCAAGTGGGTCAAAATGGTCAGGTCTTAATCCATAGTCCCTATCATGAACACTTCCGGTATCATTATTAGTAGTTGGAACAGCTTCTGGAGAAGGATATATAGCATGGTTTCTAACAGTGCTACTAGACGATGCTAGAGGTAATTTAGTATCATTAAAAGAGCTACCTGATCTTAAGTCTATATCAAAAGAAGAACTAGTGCCAGAAGTTGCTGAAGATTCAATAAAAAAGAATCCCATAGTTTTAACATGACTTGTACCACCTGAAAGTTTTATAAATCCTGAATAGAATCCTGCTCCAGAACCTACTGAACATATAAATCTAGTATTTAAATCATTTACAGTAAATGATACTGTTGAACTTCCCCCTGAGCTTGGTATTGTAAGATTTCCATTTACCGTTACATCATTACCTTCAAGTGTTCCTTTGAATTTAGCATTTCCATCTGTGTCAATATAAAACTGTGGTGCTGAAATAAATCCACCACTACCTAAAGTAATACCTGCTGAAGCAAATGATGCATTTGCTCCTCCACTCGCATTAGTACTTGCAAATGTAGAAGATGTAAGTGCCCAACCTCCTGCACTTCCTCCTCCAACAGTCAAAGTCATTGAATCTGTTGAAGATATTTTAGCATTTTCAATAGCGTTTGCTGCTATCTCTGCTGTATCAATATTACCTGCTGCTATCTTTGCAGATGTAATCTGATTTGCTCCAATATGAACTGTATCAATAGACCCTGATTTAATTTCTGCAGAATCTACAGCGTTGGCAGCTATCTTAGCCGAGGTAATTGCATTTGCTTTTATCTCTGCGACATCTACTGCGTTTGCTGCTATCTTAGCCGAGGTAATTGCATTACCTGCTATTTGATTAGTATCTACTGCTCCTGCTTGTATAACTGCACTATTAATTGTATTACCAGCAATCTGTGTATTAGTAATTGTTCCTGCTAATATTGCTGCTGCATTAATAGAGTTTGCTGATATTTGATTTGAGCCTATAGAATTTGCTGCTACTATAACTGAATTAATAGCGTTCGCTGCTATCTCACTACTACCAATAGCATTAGCTACAATTATTGCTGCTGTTACAGAGTTTGATTTTAATTGAACAGTTTCAACTGCATTCGCTGCTATTTTTGGATTAGAAACTGCATCATCTTGAATTTTTTCTTCTGTTACAGCTTCAGCCGCTAGTTTAGCTGCTGATATAGCGCTACCTGCTATTTGACTAGTATCTACTGCTCCACCTGCTATGATAATACCATTTACAGAGTTTGCAGATATCTCACTACTGCCTACAGCATTACCTGTTATAATTGTACCATTAACAGAGTTTGCGGCTATTTCTGAACTACCTATACTGTTTGCTGCAATCTCTACTGATGTAATCTGATTTGCACTTATACTTACTGAACCTACTGCACTTGCTGAAAGTTGTGATGAAGTAATAGCGTTTGCTTGTATATTAGCTGTTGTAATAGTATTTCCTGCTATTTCTGCATTTGTTATACTTCCACCTATTATAGATGCCGCATTTATTGAGTTTGCTGCTATGTGAGAATTGTCTATAGAATCTGCTACAATAGCTGCTGCTCCGATTGAATTAGCTGATATGTGTATAGCTCCTATTGCATTGTTTGCTATAATTGATGCATTAACAGTATTGTCTGCTATCTCACCAGAGTTATCAATTTTTAGTTTATTTGTAAATGCAGTATATGTAAATGTTCCTGCGTTGTTTGCTACTTCTCCAATAATACTATCTTTTAAATGGTCAAAAATTAATCCTTGTTTGTGAACAGTTTTACCACTGTAAGCTCTTGTTGGACTACTATCCATAACAAGATGAGTATTATTTGCAACTTCAATAACTCTCCCCATAAATCTAGTAGCTCCTGCAGTATCGATTGCTATTATGTCGCCTTCTGTAAAGTCACTAGTAAAAGTTGTACTACTACCTGTTACTTCTGGTAATCCTGCTGTTACTGATACTGTTCCGGTAGCTTGAATCAAATCATTATTAGACTCTCCAATTCTTGCCATAAATTGATAGTTTAATTTTCCATTTGTAGCAGCATCTACTGCAGCTGTATCTGTAACTAGAGATATTGCTTTTAGAGGGTTAGCTGTATTACTATAGTCATATAGTAAAAATCCTTTGCTTCCATTTGCTAGTTCTTCAAAGTCTCCTTGAACAGTTTGTGCTGTGTTACCATTTGAAACTGTTATAGGAGAGACACTATTAGGTGGAGTAAATACATAAGTATTATTAGCAAAAGTACAAGTACCATCAGTAGAATTGACATCAACAACAGTTGTTAATATACCACCTTTTTGTATATAATGATTCATACCTGCTGGTATAGACCCTTGACCAAATATTGCATAAGCACTGTCAGGAAATTCTAAAGTTCTTTGTACCCAACCTGAAGTCTTACCGTTTGTTGCTACGGTTTGAACTCTAAATTTGTATGAAGATGGTACAATATTATTAAATACATAATTTGATTTATTATTCGAATCTAAAAATACAGTTGTAAACTCTCTGTTAGCGTCCCTATCATCATTTATTCCTTCTATATTATGTTGTATATTATAACCAAGTAGATGTTCATAAACATCAGTTAGAGAGTTACCATCTGAATCTGTTCTTTGAGTAGTAGGGTGTGTCCAATTTAAAACGATAGAATAATCATTTTCATTATCTCCCTCTCCTACATTATGTCCACCTGCAGAGTTTCCTGGTACTAATTGTGCTGTTAGTCCTATTGGTGCTGGTACTTCATCTCCTCTTGCTGGTGGTTTATATAAAGTATCTGGATATGCAGGTACTTTCCACCCTCTATCTACTGCGTCAAACTTTGCTCTTTCATAAGCTGCTGCACTAACACCCACAGTCATATCGTCTTCGTGTTTTATACTTGTAATTATATATTCTTTGAATGTTCCTGGTTTTATAACATTGTCATCAGTCTCTCCAGAAATAGTATATATTACTTCTCCATTCGGAGCTGAACTAAATGCACTTGATACTGTTACAGATGTAGCATTAAAAGAGCTTATTGCTTTAGTTTCAATTCTAAGGTCATCTGACCAAAAAGTTTGAACAACTGCTCCACTATCATCTTTTAAGTTAGAAGCTTTTGCTTGGGTATCAATAGCTGCTCCATCTTCATCAAGAAGTATTAAATCTCCAGAATTATATGTTACTGAGTTAATAGTAGCAATAGGTTGTGCTAGATAAGCTCCACCACTTGGATATATTAAATGTAATTTAAAGTTATCGTCATTATTTAGGAAAGAAGTTAAATCTCTATCAGTTCGTATAATTGTAGTTGTAGAAGAAGCTGAAGTAGTAACACGACCACTTGTAACAATATCTTGTAAATCACCGTCTTGAACTTTTATTACATCACCTGGTTTTAATCCTAGTGCGTTTAATCCTGTTTTAAAATTTACTACTTCTTTTTCAAGCTGTTCGGATAGTAATTGATATTTACCATGTCTTATTGCTTGACCCTGTGAAGTACAACCATATGCAGTAATATTTTTTCTTCTAACTTTACCTGTTCTTGCAATATTGTCGTGGTCTTCTACAACTTCTACTGCTTGTTTATATCCGTTATCTGGGTCGTTCCAAGATACTGCTATTTGATTGTTTCTAAATCTTCCTGCACTACCTGCATAAGCAAACTCTCCTCCTATTACATTTGATTTGGAGAAAGTATATATTGCACCCTTTTGTTGATTCATTCCAAGAGTAACTTGACCATTAAACCATATTACCATTGCTCTTAATTGTGAAGCTAAGTTCTTTAGTATTTTTAGTGCGTCTTGGTCTTTAGGTATGTATAAATTAGTAGTAAATCTAGGCTCTGTTCCACCTTTTCCATCAGGGACTAATTCATCACAATATTTTGCTAATTGAAATAATGTATATTTATCTATTTGTGAAAAATCAAAATCTTCATCGAGGTATTTACCTAATCCGTATCTTTGATTAGTCAGTAAGTCATAGAATATCCAAATAGGATTATTTGTGTATACAGGTTCATAATTTGCATGAGTAGGGCTTGTAAATGTTTTTTGGTCGCCTCTAAAATTACCGTCCCAGTCTTGTACTGAGGCTTCTTCTGCTCCTGAAGTTACATTTCTAGTATATGCTGCTGTACTTCGTCTAACTCCTGTTGCTGTATTTGCTTCATCAAGTGGGAAATAGTTTGTGGGAACTTTTACTTTTAGTCCACGAATTTCATAACTTCTTTTTGGAATTGCATTAAAATCTTTTGCGTCTACTACTACACCAGCATAGGCAGAATAAGGATAAGTTAATTTATCAGTAATAATGTTTTCAATTTGTTTTACAGTACCCGTATTAGTCTGTTGCCATTTATTTTCTTTTTGATTTTCTGCAGATATTCTTTCAACACTAATTCTATAAGCATCAAAAGGTTGATACTTACTTATATCAAAAGTATAAACATGATTGAAAGGTTGTCGAGTTTTGCCTGTTATAATACCACTTTGTGAATCTTTTGTTCTTCCATTTTTATGATAACTTGATGTACTAGTAGCGATTGTTGGTCTACCTACTTTTGTTACATCTTGATAAGTACTTCCGCCATCTCTAGAATATCCAAATTTAATTCTATATTCTGCAAAACCATTTCCTAATTTCCCTGTTTCTTTTTGGGAAATCATACTATTAAATTGTAAAGTTATTTTTACTGCGTCTATTTCTGAAGCATTACCTACTCCCATAGAAGCTGATGTTACTTGTAGTGCGCTTCCTGTATAAGAAGATGTTTCTTCAAAACCAAAAGCACTTGCCGAAGGATATCCTGAACTAGATGAAGTGCTTATATTACCTCCACTAACTTGGTGAGCAACTGATGCGCTACCTATACCTGAAGGTGTTGGTAAATATGCTTGTTCACGAGTACCTGTTCTAAATGCAAATCCAAAATTTTCATAATTATATAGAGGAGCGGCATTTGAAGCCCTAAATGGACTACTCATTTGTATTCCAGTATTTGCAACAGTAACTCCAGCGGCTGATATTGTTGCAGTATTTCCGCTAAAACTGTCGATAGTATCTTTTAAATCTAAATAAGCATTTGTTCCTGATATACTTGTCATAGGAGTAAGGTCTACTCTTACTGCGGCATTGTTTATGTGTTCAGTGATTCCTGCTACGAGCTGTCCACCATTGTCTCCAGCACCATCAATACGAATCATTGGTTGAATACCACTTCCGTCCCATACATCTGTTGAAGCAAAGAAACTTGTATTACTTGATACAACTATATTATTACCTGCAACAGTAGTTATAGTTGATGTAGTTCTTTTACTTGCTCCTTGAACTATTATCTCTCTTGTGCCATCTGCTGTTGAAGCTCCACTAAATATATTACCTGTTGAATTATCAGTAATTACACCTGTACTGTGTACATAGTTGGCATCGAATGACCTTTGAGGAGAAAGAATAGCTGCATTTGTACCATTTGCAACAGGATTATCATTAAGTCTAATACTTGCAACACCATCAACTAATCCTTCAATCGGACCTTCGGATAGTAAATCATAAATAACAGCAGTTTGCGCACGAACTTTTGAGACTGCTTTTACTCCTTGCGAATCTAACGGTGCGCTACCTCTATTGTTTCCTTGTGCTGTACTCATTATTCTTGCATTATCTCCTGCATCCAATCTGAATCACCGCCACCAGCGCTTCCGCCACCGCCTCCGCCGCCTCCAGAACCTGAACCGCTACGAGTTCCTTTACTTACAAAAGTATAGCCTTGATTTCCTGTTATTCTGTAATCTGTAAAACCAAAATTTACAACAGCCCCACCAACTTCCATTTTTCCATAACAAAGAGGTACTGGTATACCTGACTTTGTAGTATTGGTTGGCCCATTAAATAAAGTTGATTGTTCTTCCTCTAATTCTTCGGGGTCGTCTGAGGTAAGTCCTATAATACCAGCAAGAGCTAATTGTGTACCTATAGTTACTAATAGTTGTAATCCTGCTTCTGCTGTTTTTCCAGTAGGGTCTACTGTTAAACCAACAACAATTAATATTACTCCTAAAATTATTTTTCCAATATCACTTAAACCTGACCCTTGTGGGATTGGAGTAATAATTATATCATCTTTGCCTAGTTCAATTCCTGCTGTTTGATTGGTTAAAAATTCTTCTCCTTTTTGAACTGTAAATCCTACTCCATTTTCAGTGCAATCTATGAGATATTGTCGAAGACCGCCTTTCATTACATCTATTGCATGCATAGCTTCTTGAACTGTCTTGCAGTTTAATCTATGATGTTCTCCGAATAGTTTACCCATTCTTCCTTTTAAATAAATGTTTCTAGTCATGGTTGTAAAATTGTGTATTCTTTTTCAGGATAGGAAACGATTAAATAGGGGATTCCCACCTCTCGACATTGTATCTTGTCAACTTCGCTTGGGGCAGAATTTTGACAATAGTGACTATGGACTACATATTTTATTTTTGAATTTAGTAAATATGTAAGGAAAGTTTTTCCGTCCATTTTAAAGTCTTTTTCATTTTCGGCAATATTTTCAAGTGGAATATATTTTTCATTATCACCATCTTGTATAACAAGTCCACAACATTCTCGTGGTGCTTCTCTACCAGCGTGTGCATAAATTTCTTCCATCATGAGAACGCCTTCGATGCAGGATAACCTCCGAAAGGTAATGTAGCATCTGTGTTTGTTTTAGCTTTACCTGTTGAAGTTGCTGTTCCTACAGCTTTAGGGGCAAATCCAAATCTCATTTTGCAGCCCTCTGTTCGTTTACTACAGCCATCTCCTCTTTCCCAAACTCCTCCACCTGGTATAGGGTGAGTATTTTGACTAGGAACTGAAGCTTTCCATAGTAAGACTTTTCCATTTGTAGAAGAACTTGCAGTATTATCTGTAAAAGTTACATAACTGTTATCTCTATCGTCACTAAAAGTAAAATATTCTGTTCCATGAGAATATGCTGAAAATACTCTTACTCTTTTAAATGCAGAGTTGCTATCTGAAGGAGTGCCTGGTGCATTATTATTTGCTATTGCTTGCCAATAATTATTTGCTGTTACACTGCTTGTAGTGCCATTTGCATTATATCTTGTAATTGTTTTTGTTGTTCTATAATAAGCATCTGCTGTTACTGCTCCACTTGAATAAAGTGTAAAACTTGTACTGTCTGGAATAACATACTCATCATCAATATTTACATAGACAGTATATTCTGTTCCATCTGATAAGGCAGATACAGAAGACTTTATTTTTCCTTCTACATGCCAAGTACACCCACTTTGTGCTTTTTTCCAATTATCTTGGTGGTCTCCTGCTCCTTGATAAATGAAAGGGCATCTATCTGGTAAAATATTTCTAGCAGGTATTTTTACTCCTTGTAAATCAAAAGGAGCAACACACTCTATTTGAACAGCAGTTTTAGTTTTTCCTTTGATTCTATCCATGAGATAAACATCTCTTGGAAATTCAGTAGGAGGATTAGTTGCTGAGCCTTCTCCATGTAAGTATTTTTTTAATGTAGTTCTTTTAATAAACTTTAGTCCTAAGAAAGAATCAAAATCAATTGTTCCGATTGCATTTGAAAAAACATTAGTTGCATTTGCAATATTTACTAATGGCCTTGCTATTGCTCCATCATTCTTATATTCTAGTCCTTGTATTTTTGCAGGTATAGCTATGTAAGTGTTAATTTGAGAATTATCATTATAATCTCTCATTTGAACAGTAGTTAAATCAGTATCAAGACCTGACATAAAATAAATAAAACTTCCTTTTACATATTCTAATTCATACAAACAAACCAGTTCTGAGCCTGGGTCAAGTTTTTGTAAATCTTTTACTGCTATATTTTCTGCCATTATGCTTCATAAACCCTTACAAAAGTTGCTGATAAAGTATAAAAGTCATCATAATCCCAGTTTTGAGTAAATTCTGATACATAGACTTTTACTGTTTCTTCGTTGCCACTTGCATTTGTATCTGCAAATGTAAAATCAAATGCTGTTACACCATTTGTACTTTCAAAAAATCCTACAATATCATCTATTTCTGCTTTTTCTCTAGTTGCAAACGATACTGAAAACTGTTGTTTTAAATTATTTATACCATTAGCTATTCTTTGTTGATAGCCATCTCCGAACTCAGCTTTAAAAATTACAGGTTCGTTACTTCTACTCATACCTTTATCTGGTATAATTGTTCTACTTCCAAATGACGATCCTGTACTAAATCCTAATGCCATCTTATCCTCCTGCTAATACTCCGCCTGGTCTAAGTTCTTTTTCTATTGTAGCTTGTACTGCTGCATCAATTGCTTTTGCAAGTTGTGCTCCACTATCTGTGTCTGTAGTTGAACTTCCGTCAGCCATGTTAACTGTAATATTTGTATTATTTGTATTTCCACCTGAGTTTCCTAAATCAACAGGAATACTCTTATTGTCTGGTAGTGGGACTACTGCTTCATTTTTCTTTCCTTCTCCCACTAAGTATGTTGGTTGTTTTGCGATACCACCATGTGCATATCTTGCCATACCACCTTTTGCTAATCCTATAACTCCACCTCTTTCTAATCCGAATAGTGTTGAGAAGAACCCACCGATTCCTCCACCTCCGCCAATGCCACCAAAAGCAGAACTAATATTGCCAAAAATTCCACCAAAGAAATCTGTTAATCCTTTAAAAGGTTCTTTTATTGCTTCTTTTAATTCTTCCATTGCGGCATCTGCTCCACCTGTACCTGTTCCTGGTGGTGTATCTCCGCCAAGACCAGCTATTTTTTCTTTTAATCCAAATTTAGGAGTGCCATCTGGATTTAAACCAATTTCTTCTAAGTCTGAAACACCACCTATTTTTTTATAATCAAGTCCAAAAGCTGTAGCGTGAGCCTCTAGTACTCTTTCTAATTCTCCTATGTGATATTCATGAGCTGTTTTTATTGCCTGTGCTTCAGGAGTTAGTTGTGCTACTTTGTCTCCCATACCGAATAAACTCTTAACACCTCCAGTTAAACTAGCTGTTATTCTTTCAGATATTGCTTTTGCTCCTGCTTTTTGCATATCTTCTGCAAGTTTATTTACTAATTCTCCTCCATCTAAATTGCCAAGAATCGCTTCTTGTAAACCAGTCTGCATTGAACTATCAAAAGCTTCAACCATAGCTTTTCTAAATTGAAAGAAGGCATCTAATTGATTGGTAATAATTTCCATCTGAGCTTCTAGTTCAAATTTCTGGGCTGCTAAAAGATTTATTCTTTCTTGGTCTATCTTTCTTTGTGTTTCATTTTCTGTTCTAATTGTTGTTCTTGCTATAGATAATTCTGCTGTTTTTATCTTTATCTTATCTTCTAAGCTTTCTTGTTTTTTAGTAAGGACTAATCTTTTAGTATGTGAATCTTTTAATTGATTCATTAATGAAAGTTCTGCTTTTAAAACTAAATCATGTGCTTTCTGAGCTTGTAATATTTCATCTGTAATTTCTAAAGTTTCTAATAATGTTTCTTTATTATCAAATAGAAGTTGTGCTTGTTCTTCTGTTAAACTATTGGCTTTCATTATTTTGAAAATAGCAACTTCATATAAACTTATTGCTGTTTTTCCCCCTGCTGTTAATTTGTTTATATCGTCTCCTGTTAAGTCTGCTATCTCTAAAATATTATCTTCAGTTATTTTATCTATTTCATTAAATACTTCTAATAGACCACCAAATTGTTTACCGATTGCAGTTGGTTTTCCCATTTGTAAATCTAGAGTATCATTTAGATTCTTTAGTGCTGTATCTACATTTTTTACTCCTTCAATTTGTGTTTTGGTTTCTGCATTAGTTTGTGCAATAACATTAAAGTAATCTCTTGCTGTATCAGTTAATTGAAAAACTCTTTGGTTACCAATTGTAACTTCAGTTAAAAATCTTCTATAATCTAAACCATAATCTTCAATTGTTTGAAGAACTGCTTTCATCTTTAATTGTCTAGCTTCTGCAGTAGCTTCATCACTGGCATCTGCTAACATAGTTAATATCTCTTCAGCTCTTTGAATTCCGATTTCTACTGCTTGTACTGTTGTTTGTGCTTCTGTTGGAACAAAAGTATCAAAATTGCCACTTACTAATTGCTGCTGATTTGAGAGATGACCTTGATAGTTTGTCGCATATTTTCGTCTTTTTGGTGGTGTAAGTAGCTCTGCTAATGTTTCTTGAACTTTTTCTGGGTCGGTTTGCATTGCTGCAACAATCTCTTTCATAAATTCACTTATATAAATTCTACCTGCATCTTTTGCAGCGTTTGATTGCTTACGGAAATCAGTACCAAATGCCCCAAGGTACGCTCTTGTTCGGGAACCTTTATGTAAATTTGCATTTGCACCTGATTGTACAAAAGGTTCATTTATTTGTTGAGTAATCAAATCTGCCCCTATAAGTTGTCCATCTTCCATTAATCCAACATTTTGCATAGCGTTTGCTAAGAAGTTTACTGCATTAGCTGCGTCTTGACCTGCCCTACCTATATTTTCTAATTCTTCTACGACTTTCGGCATATGTCTTCCAGCAAAAGCATCGAAAGCTATTCCTGCAAGTGTAAAGTTTTCTTCGCTTTGTTTTACTTCCTCATTTAATGCTTCTTGGGCTTCTTTTGCTTGTCTTACTGCAGGTATCATTTCTAAAAAGAAAGTTACTGTCATAAGTGCAAAGAAAATACCAAGTGCTGCATTAAACGCTACTCCAAGTGCTGAAATAATTGGTGCAAGAGCGGCTGCTCTAGTTCCTATAGCTGTAAGTGCTGACTGACCCACAAGTCCTAATCTAATTAGACCTTTTTCTGCGACCCTAGCTCCCATAGTAATTCTTGTTCCTATGTTAATGGAAGTTTTATTAACTGCTAATTGTATTCTTTTTTCAGCAGCTAGATACGCTTTTAATCTGGCTGAAGTAGTATATTTTGTATTTGAAAGTCTTTTCTTTTCTTCTGCAATCATTACTCTAGTAAGTTTTAATTGTTGCTTACCAGTCATAGCATTAAATTTCTTTTCAGATATATTTCTTTTCTTCAATCCATCTAATACAAATTTACTTTTTCTTACTTCTCCTATTTGAAACTTTTTACCTAATTTATCTATAGCTTTTTGTGAAGCTTTGTTATCATTAGTAAGTTTCTTTAATTGGTTTTGACTGTTCACTCCCATATTAGTAAATGCTTCACTTAAGTTACCAACCGCAGGTATCATTTGTCCCACAATTGCTTTTGTTATTAATGCTAATAAACCTGCTAATATGTAAGAGTTTCTATCTAAAAACTCTATTAAAGGTATAAGTGTTCTTGTAAAGAAACCACCAACACCTATTGCAATATCACTTAATTGTGTGGCAAATCTAGTAAATGGATTTAATAAACTCATGGCTTCATTATTAATTGCACCAAAGTTATTTGCTAACTGTTCTGCTACTTCATTAAATACAGCTGTTCTTCTTTGTGCAATACTTAACTTTTCTGCTGATAATCCATTTGCGGCTGCAAATTTTCTTGTAGCAATATCTAGTCTCAAAATGACACCAAGTTCATCGAGTAGTTCTGGTTCGGCTTTTGTCACACCACGAATCAATCTGTTGAACGAGTCTGTCAAATCACGACCTAATGCAACAGAAGCATTTCTTGCTCCTTCGGCTAGTGCTACAATTTGGTTTTGTGAAAATCCTGCTGCGGTTGCGATAGCAGTTTGCTGTGCTGCAGTTTGAAAGTCAAGTAGACCTCCAGTGGCTGCTCTAACACTATTTGTGATAGATAGCATGGAGGTACCTGTTATTGCTGTTAATTCTTTAAACCCACGAATCTGGGCTTGAATGTTTTGTGCCTGTTCTAAGGCTCTGAAAGCGGCTCCAACGGCGAATAGAGTAGAAGCTAAGATAGCATATGCTTGAACAAGACCACCAGTTCCTTGTTGCATACGAGCAAATCCTTTCGTGCCTGATTCGACACGACCGGACATAGCCTGCATGTTACGGTTAACATCTCGAGTAGATTTACCAACTCCACCGAGTGCTTTTCCTGTTGCTCCTGCTTGTGCTCCAATAGCTTTTAAGGTACCATCATCTGTTACCTGAAAACTAATTATTGCACCTTTAACTTTTTTTGTCATTACTTCTTAATTTTTACCTTGCGTTTTTCCGCTTCTCTCTGTCTTTTAACTTTTTCGTTAATCATTTGCATATTGTGATATTCAATATGCTTTAAAAACCATAGACTTGTTTTTGCGTCTGTTATTTCTAAATGTTTTATGTAAGTGTCTAAAGCAGAGTAATCTTTACCGAGGTAATAACCACTAGCTCCGTCCCATCTCTCAGCTAAAAAATCATGAAGCACATATGCTTCTTGTACCTCTAATGGAAAAGTAGCCCTTTCTACGGGCATCTTTTCTGGGTCTGGTTCTTCACCGAGTTGTTCACATAGAGCTAGATACTTGTTAATATCTATGCCTGTATCTTTGAAATTCCTTTTAATCAGCGCAAGTATTTGTTCTACTTGCTCTGTGTAAAATTTTCCAGGTCTCCTACAGTATCTGTTACCCATTGGTCAAAATCTGCTGAATTTCTCATTAGCAACTCTGCGTTTTCAGAGTTAAAAGCTAATTCGTCTTCAGGGTTTTGTCCACTTACATCTACCAATAGAAACTCTTCTAAGTATTTGAATTTTAAGCCTTTCCACCCCTTTAGAATTGCTGCTACATATTCTACCATAAATAAATCTTCGTCAAGTTTATCTTCAAAAGCACGAGTCTTTTTATTTAAAACTTGTTTAACACATCTATTTCTAAGTTTAAGTAATTCTTCTCTACTTAAATATGTTAAGTCAACAACAAAGCCATCATACCCAGGATAATCTATTGATACTGTTTTGCTTGGAGTCAAAAGACTCTTAAGCGATACTGGTTGTTTTTTTACTTCTTCTGTCATTTCTTTTCCTATAAAGTGGGAGGGTTATTACACCCTCCCGAGTTTAATAAACTTATGATGTATAAGTTAATTTTATTTCGTTTGTTGCGTCTGCTTTTGTACCTGAAGATAAATCTTTTGGTAAGCCATGGAAGGCTACATCTACAGATATTACATCTTCAATACTGTGGCTAGGCAACTCGAGGTGAGCTTTTGCTACTTCAACATTTAATCTTGGAGTAGATGCGCTACCGCCAATTCCAAATGTTAAATCAAATGCATTAGTGATAACACCTCTTGATTCTTGAAGGTCTTCAAATAATTGAAGTGAGCCTTCACTTGTGTCATTTAAATAGCAGGTAAAGTTACCTGATACTGACCTTGTTCCCATTACATGACCTAATGGAAGGTTTACTGAACCTAGTGTTTCTGGTGTCAAGTAAGTAAGATTATTTTCTATTGTAATGTTACCACCTGTTAATGTAACAGAGTAAGTAGTATTACTAGAACCTAATAGTCCTTTAGTACCAGACGTATTTGCGTGGTCATACACAATTGCTAGGTCTGTTAATTTATTTCTAACATAGTTAGAGGTTGAACTAATTCCTTCGTTAATCAATCCGTCGGTTGTTTCTGCCGCTACTGATTGAGAGTTTGAGTCATTAGTTGCTGAAGTACCAGTGTTTAATGCTGCTGCTTCTTCAATTGTTTGTCCTTGACCACTCCATGCTACTTGAGCAATACCTTCAATATCAAAATCTATTGAAGCAGAACCAACTGAGCAGTTTGCTAGTTTGTAGACGGTTACTCCATCTTGTCCTGTTTCATATAAACCTGTAGTTGAATCTTTTGCTGCTCCTAACACGAAGAATAAATCAAAAACTCCGAGTGCCACCTGATTTGAGTTTTGAAAATCAAATACATTTGGCTCATAAGTTGCTGCGGCACTATCAAAGACTTTACCTCCACCTGAACCTGCAATAGCGTTATCATAAGTATTTGCTGACATAGCTGCCCATAGTGGGCCTTCTACTGCAAACTTCTTACTGGCTCCAGCATGTTGATTTGACGCTGCTGCATTACCTGAGTCAGATGTTGTAGGTCTTATGTAAGTACTAAAACTCCATTCTGCTGGTGCAAAAGAGTCAGTAAACATTGCTCTACCTCTTTTACTATATCCAGAAGAGTTAGCTGCTTCACTTAAAGTAACCTCAGATGTGTTTGTTGCTTGAGAAAATGAGTATCCGTCTAATACTGGTAGCTCGTATAAAGCTGTATTGTTGGAATCATAAGCCCATTTCATAAACACTTTGGTATCTCTACTAAAGAAAAATGCCATTTTATTCTCCTAATTAATATCGAATCTCACAGACGATTTCGCCAACGCCTAGAGGTTCGAGAACTCCTTCATCTGTATCTACAGTAGCAATTGTTGTTTGTACTGTTGATTGAGATGCTCCTGTTGAATCTGTGTAACCTAGTGGGTCATTATCCTCTAGTACACTTTCAACATCTTCTAACAACTCCTCTAGTGCTAAGATGACATCGTCATCATCAGACACATAGCATCGAATTGTTATTCGTAAAAATCTAAATCTAAATCCCGCGCCTTCATATTCTCGGGTTTCTGCCCCTGCTCCTACATGAATTGTAGGAAACTCAGTAACTTCGTCCCAAAACTTTAGTCGTCTTTCTACTCTTGCGACTGAAGTTCTAAAAGGTGCACTACCATTTATTTGTTCAAGTTTTGTGCATAGTGCTTCAATTATGGCACGACGACGCGTGGTATGTCTCCTTGCTATTGTCGTATCCATTAGTTAACTCCTACGCCAAATCTTCCACCTATAATACCTGTAGCTATGCCTCTTACTGTGCTTTTTATTAGCCTTTCTGGGTCTCTATTAAATGTATATTTTTTACCCCCTTTAGCAAAAGTTTCATAAGGGTCTTTTCTATAAGTTGTTTCTATCATTGTATTACCACCTCTTGGCCCTGATGATATATTTTCTACTCTTACTGAGTTTGCAAATCTCCCTGTTCTATACTGTAACTTTGGTGAAATCATTTGCATTGCTATTGCTTTTGGTAAAACTTCATTAAGTAAATTTCTTAATGCTATTGGATTTTGTCCTGCTTTACCATCTACTTTTGATTTTGAAGCTACAGGCGGTAATCCTTTTCTGCCTATCTTTCTTCTATGCCTTCCTTTTGCTGTCTTTGCACCTATTAACTTAGTAGCTGTTTTCTTAGGTTGTTTACCTACAGCAAATAATGCTTTATTAACTTTTAATCTCATGTCAGGTCTAGTTCTGTGTGGAAACATATTACCTACTATGATTTTTGGTGACTCTGCCACCGCATGGTCTATAGCACTTGGACTTCCTTTTAGTTTCAGCATATCATAAGCGTGAGCTAAGTTATGCTTCTCTATAAACTTTAAAGTATTCTTTTCAACATCTTCTAATAGCTTATCTATTGCTGGTGGTAGTTTGGCATTTACTCCCTCTGGCAGTCTTCCACCTGGAGTATCCCAGTCTGTCATAGCATTAGTATACTGTCCACCTTTTCCAACCTTTCCACCTAATGCAAATTTTATTTGTATGTCATTTGAAACTTCATATGTTTCAACTTTTCTAGCACTTCCTTTACCTTTTATAACTTTTACATTTTTAGGATCTCTTGTATATCCCATCTTTAGTTCTATATAGTCTGAGAATTGTTGCTGTACTACTTCTCTTAAAAGTGTTTCTGGACTTCTTTGGTCTAATTCATCAAGCATAACATCTATAGAGGCTACATCGCCTTTATTCATATGTGATATATTATCGGCTATACCTATCATACCCATAGTTGTTTTTAAATCATCTTCTTCAGGTCCGCCATGATGTCCTTGTAATTCACCTTTCAATGCTGTAGCCGCTGTTGTACCGCGCTTTACTGTATCACCTAAAACATCTAAAGCTTCTTGTTTACATTTTATAAGTGTTTGATTTAATGCCTTTCTTTTAAATTCAAATCCTTTTGTATTTTTATCTAACTTAGTAAGTTCTATACCACGACGCGTCTTGGTAGGGTGTATTGCATATAAGTTTCCTGACCTTCTAAAGTTAGTTCTTATTGCTTTAAAAAATCGTGCTGTCATTTTTCGGGTAACATCTCTATTTGGTGTTAAACCTATATACTCTTGACAATATACACACCACTCCTTTATAAATCTTTCTTCAAATATAAGAGTTTCAAACTTCTTCTTTGATAGTTCTTTTCTACCCTTTCGAGCAGCTGCTGTTAAAATTTCTTTTATTTCGTCTTTTAAATTTTTTATTGCCATTATATAACAACTCTATATAAATCCAGTACCCTTTTGATGTGGTCTGGAAAGTCTGTGGACTGTCTTAATCCTGCAGTTCCTTGGTTATTTATAGTTGCTCCACCAAGTGTTCTTCTTTCTTTATGTTCATCTTTTATATAATAATTAACTAAATCAAAAAGTGCTAATTTTAAATCATCTGGTGTTTCAGAATATCCTGCCTTATATGTTATTTTTACAGCTCCAACTCCTTGCTTATATGCAATCGGTTTACCCTGTGAATTTGTTCTTATAATAGCATCAGACTCTAAGTCTACATAGTATTCATAGTTACCTGTAGTTAATTCTACATAACTTCCAGAGTAACTTGCCCTTTCTTCTACTTTACTCACTTCGACTAACGGACTTTCACTCACTATTATGGTGGTAGTATAGTTATCATCGACTGAAAAAGTTTCAACTTTATCTGTACTATAAAAGTCTACAAAAGATATGCCACAGTATTTTTTTACTAAGTCAGAGACTTGTGGTACTATTACATTAAGACGGTCGTCGTCCTTCTCACCACGGAGACCCTCTGCGTCTTTATATTGTACTACTGTTATTAAATCTGCCATAATCTTAAAAGTGGTGGTTTATAGGTAAACCACCAAAAACCTGTAAAGCTATTAGGAAGCTTTGTACATGTGTCCCCACTTAGAAGTTGCACCGTCAATTAAGTCGATGAATCCTAATCTTTGAGAAGCCACTAGGACTCTTCTTTGATTAGCTACTTCGTAGTCTGACTCGATTGTAACTCCTCTTAATCTTGGAATTACATAGTTTCTTGGGTAAACAGCGATAGCTGCAAACTTACTTACTGCTGGAGTAGCGAACTCGTCACATAATAGTACTCTTGAACCGAATACCTGTCCGATTTCACCATTTAGCTTAGTAGCCATGTCGCCAACTAGGTTAGCATCTTGGAACTCAGCGTCTTCTAGCAACTCAAAGTATGTTCTTTGAGATACGATGTAAACCACTTCTGATGGATTAACACCATATTTACCCATATTCTTTCTCATTGAAAGTAACTCAGCTGCTGTAACTGTATCTGATGCAAAAGCTGTTGATGACTGTGTATAATCACTGTCATTTCTAGCTAAGTGTAAAAGACCTTCAAAAGCTGCACCGCCAGTACCGAAAGCACCGTCAGCGTCATCACCTGCTAGAATCGCATTTTCAATTGCTCTAGCGTGAGATCTTACCATTGACTCTCTGATGAGAGGCAAGATTGGCATAATTGCATCTTCTTCAGTTTCATTACCTAAGTATGATTGTGAAATGAGTTTTTTGGTTGAAAGAGTTCTTTCAGTTAAATCAACACCACCATATGGAGAACCATAAGTGTCACCTCTCTCGGCTAAGTTACCATGAGGAGATGAACCTGTAGCAGTTTGGTTACCTGTAAATTCGGCATAACCACTATCTGGTAATATTGGGATAATCATGTTAGCAGAAGTCATTGGTATTTCTCTAAATAGAGGTGCTAATACTAATTCGTTCTGAATATCTCTTTCGATGTTTGTTGAAACAATCTGCTCAAAGTCTGCTGAAGAAACGCCAACACCTGAATGGGCATTAACTTTTTCCATTAGACCTTTTGCATAATCACTGTTCCAGCCTTTACCGGTAGCTAAACCAGCAAATTTGGCATCAATGATATCGTTTTCGAAAGCTTTCTTCCAGTCGCCTTGACCTTGTCTGTCTGCAAAAACTCTTTTTGACTCTCTGATATTCATGATTTCTTCTGATTTCTCAGCAAGTTGTTTCTCTAATGAATCAACAACTTGTTTTAAGTCTTCATGCTTTTCATTGACTCGAGTTTCTACATCATTCATCAATCTCTCAGCGCCTGATAGTCCTGCTTCGATAACTGCTTTTTGTTCGTCCTGTTTTGCTTCTTGAACAGCCTTCTCTTGAGCTTCAACTTCTGCTGCTTTCTCAGCGGCTTCAGCTTCTGCTTTTTGGTCTGCTGCTTTCTGTTCGGCTTGCTTCATAGCGATAGTTGTTGCAGTTTTTTCTGCTACATCTTTTGCAAATGCTTCAAGGTCGAATGAAGTTTCAGGAGAATTTTTTTCTTCTGACATATCAGTCTCCGTTGATGAGGATTTCTCCTCGCTTGGCTGCTCAATTTTAACAGCGTCTGCTGATTCAACTGAGTTAGCCTTTAAAAATTCACTTTGGTACTTTCTGTAGTCGTCCATACTATCAAATGACTTTGCTAAACCAAAAGTTGCGTTCTGGTTACAAGGCACTGATACTACGGAAACTTCAAATAGTTCCGCGTCCTTTATTTTATATCCGTCGGTTTCAGTCATATATTCAGAATCCTTGCATCTAAAACCTACGGAAAATGCTCCAAGGACTCCATCTTTAACTAATTGGGTTATATCACCTGCGGCTTTTGATATCTTTGCAGATATGTCCAAACCTTTATCAGTAACCGCTAAATCTGTTGCTCTACCGATAGGCTTATTATAGTCATGGTTAAAGAGAATAATTGGATTACCTTTATAGTTTTCCAATCCGCCCTTTGTCCATGCCTCTGGATTAATTATATCTCCAGCTCTATCTAGTGCATTTGTACTTGCAGAACCTTTGATGTTTACGCCACCATCATCAGTTTCGCCTAAAGATTTAAAAGTACTCGTCCAGTGATATATCTTTTCGTTACTCTTTGACATCTTTTACCTCTTTCTTAACAACCTTCTTCTCCACTTTAGGTGCAGGAGCAGGTGCTACCGAGACAGGATATCTTTTTCTAACAACTCCTAGTACTCTATTCCAGGAACCCCAGTATCTTTTTAAAAGATAGTCCTTAACAGGTACTTCGTTGCCAAAACTTTTGTAAGTCTTTAAATCCATAGTTTCAACGCCTTTGCTGGCAATGAACTCGGATAAAGCCTTTATCATCATATCTTTTGTCATTCTTCTTCCTCGCTTGGCGATGACTCTTGTGGTCTACCGCCTTCCTCTGGATTTGAGGCTGAACCTGCGATATTTGCAGGAACTCTTGGTGTATCAAACCCTTCAATTTGTTCAAGTCTTAATGCCTCCCTCGCTTCATTCGGTGTCATAATTCCTGTATTTACAAGAGTAGCATAGTAACTTGCTTGGTCTCTTAACTCTGGTTGTAAAGCAGGAATACCTGTTACATCTTCATCAAGTTTGAAACCGAAGTATCTCTCGAAAGCATACGCTATTTTATTTATAATAGGTAGTATGGTTTCTAAGTAATATAATCGATGGTTTGGTCTCAAGTTTGCGTTGTTACCGCTATCCATCAAAATTGGTGGAACACCTAAAGCTTTAAGTATTATCTTTTCATTTGAGGCGATGCCTTCTTGAAAGTCTAATTCCTTAAAGTTAATTTCTGTTAAGTCTTCAACCTCTAGACCACCATCTAAAAATAATGGTCTTCTACCTCCAGACTGAGGGTTGTACCTAGCAACCCATGCCTGTAACATTCTTTCTTTAATTTTCTCTGAAAGAGTGTTTGGTGATTTCAATACCAATCCTGGTATTGCCCCATTTTTAAAGAAGTTATCCTGAAACTTTCTCATACTAGACAGTAACTGCATAGTTCTTAGAGCTGGTTTCAGTCTTGGTACTCCTCTATAAATGGAGTTAAAACTGTTTTCTTTTATGTGAATAATTTCTGACGGTTTGTAATCTATTGAGTGGTCATATGTGTACTTCTCTACATAAGTATTATCATCACTGTAGATAGTCATATGGTCTGCTGGAAGATGGTACAGATGTGCACCATCAAAATAAACAAAGATATTCCCATCAATCATTAAGTCTATTAAAAGATTTCTTTTAAATGTGCTTACATCTTGAAAAGGATTAGGTTCTTTATTTAGTAATAAATCTACCCTTGTTCTTCGTAGTTCTTTTTTAATTGGTGTAATACCTTGTATTTTTTCACCTACATCAAATGGTATCTCAGAAGCGTCATCTACTATCATATTGACTGCTCTGTTTACTATTTCTAATGTTTCGTATGCATTTCTATAGTTGAGAACATTCTCACGACTATCTATCGTGAGCCCTTCTTCTCTCGCTATCACATATTGGGCGGGATTTTCTTTTTCTGTCCTGCCTAATAAAAAATCATACCATGCCATATTTCTTCCTTTGTATCTCGACCCAGTTTTGTTGTTTTTGCGCTGTTATTAACTTGGGTCTTTTTCCGTATATGTTATGCAGTTTTCGGTGATGCATATGACATAATGTAACAGCTTGTTTATAAACTTTTTCTTCGTTTTCTTCTATAAATGTTTCACGAAGTTCTAATATTTCATCTTCAGTTTTTATCGTGATGTCGTTTTCTTTAAACCACGATTCTAATAACTCAGTTAATCCGTAAAAGTGATGAAAGTCCAGATTCTCCGTACTTCCACAGATGTAACAATGCGTGTCTTTCTTATATTTCGACTTGGCCTTGTCACGAACATACTTAACTAAATCTCTTTTTAAAGTCATAAACCTACTTGTATATTAGAATTTTAACAAATTTTATAGCTCATGTCAAGAACTATTTTTTCAAGGAGTAATCAAAAGGTAGTGGCATTTGTTTCAAACGAGTAGAGTGCATATCGAATCGCATCTGCCATGTGAGATGCATAGTTGTGTTTAGGTTTTTCTTTCATTAAATTAGGGTTTGGATCCCATTGATATTGGTCTAAACTTGATATGGACTCATTACAGGATTGATGAACAATTAACTTATCATTATCTACAATACCAGCTACATGACCAATGCCATCTAGTACAGATTTCTTTGCATTAATAGTAGTAATATCATAATTTTGTGCAAAATCGAATCTTGTTTGTTGAGCTGCAGAGTCAATGTAAATGTAATCTATATTCCATTTATCTATAAGTTTTCTTATTTCCATTGCGTGTTGCTCAGTTGTTCTTTCGCTATTTAAATATTCATCTAGTAAATAGAATCGTTCTCTTTCCCAGTCATATCCTATAACACAGAAAGCGGTAGGGTCTTTATAACCTACGTCCATTCCTGCAAATATGTCCATTCTATGTGTTTCTAGTTCTGATAAATCTGCTACACATTCCTGATGATTAAATGCCCAGACTTGTCCTTCAAATACATTGAAGTCAGCCATATACTCTTGGTTAAATTCTGCTTCAGACATTGTTTTTCTAGCCTCTTGGATATCTACTTCTGATATACGAGGATTTTCATGATAAGTTGCTCTAACAGAACACCACTCTGGATATTCTCCTGAGAAACCTCTATTCCAAAACTCTGCAAACCAGTTGTTTCTACCACGAGGAGTAGAAATAAATAATGCCTTTGAATTTTCTTTATCTAGTGTAGGACGAAGTGCGACATTAAATGCATCTCGACCATCAACTAGCGCTGCCTCATCAAATATAATTAAATCATAACTTCTACCAACAACAGAGTCTACTTGATTGATTGACCCCATACGAATAGTAGAATGATTACTTAGTTCAATAACTTTATCTTTTGCATTATCTCTTATTACTTCTAGTTCAAAATGTTTAATTAGTTGTCTTTGTAAATCAAATGATATTTGAGATAGTGAGTAGTTAGGTGACATTAGTAGAACATTACAATTTGGTACTAAAGTGACTAACTGACCTATAATATTTGCTATGTAAGTTTTGCCCTGCCTTCTAGAAACAGCGGCACATACGAAACGATATTTAGGGTTATTGATTGCATTGATAATTGCATTTTGTGATGAGTTTGGTGTGATTCCCAATAAATCCATATAGCCATCTATTGGTAATTTTATAAATCTAGCCGTCTCCTGATAAGACATCAGATTCTCATGAATTATATCTTTTCTACTAACTTCTATCAATGGATTTTCTCAGTAAAAAATAAATCAGAATCTTCATCAAGAAAGCCTAGTTCTTGTGCCTTGTGGTATAAGTAACAATATGAAGCAACAATGTGTTTCATGTTCTTTTCTGCGTTAGTTAAATCTCTATTACTTTCTTTATTTACTAAAGTTTTTAGAAATCCTGTTGAGTGTGTCATGGCTTCATCAAGCCATAGTTTTTGTCCGCTTACTTCCATTATCCTCTGCTCCTTCTTCTTCTTCGAGTTGTTTTTCTTCTTATACCAAATGTTCTTTTTTGTGACTTTGGTGGTCGTTTTTTACTTCCACCTTTTCCTGCCCAAAAAACTTTGTTTGCCCACCAAGCTGCTGAAGACTTTCCTTTAGCAATATTCTTAGCGTGTCTTGCTTTGAAACTTCTTCTAGCTTCTGGACTATAATTATGACCCATGCCTTGCGCCCCGAATCTAATTATTTTTATTTTACCACCAACTCTTACTGCAACGACTGCTTTCTTAGTTTTGTGGTTGGGTGTTCTTTTTGGTGTATTTAACCTTGTAAGTCCCACCCTTTTTAATCTTGCTTTTTCTGCTTTTGAT